CCTTGATAGTCTTGCGATGCGTTGCCGTATGTCATAGCGCACCCTTGATCTTGAGTTCATTCAATCGCAACAGCGTCTGAAGCGATTGGTCCTGCTGTTTTCTTGTTGTGTTCATCTGCATGTCATCCGTCAAATTCAATGCTTGGCCAATGATGTTGAACTCCTCGCCTGTTGTTCCCCACCGCCCTGTGTTCTCGTGCCTGGTCTTCACCGACCGTATTGCCGCAAGCGATCGCTCCATCAGTTCGCGTGCCTCGACAGAATCGAAGTGATCGCCCGACATCACATACCCCCAGTTCAGCCTGAAGCACACCGTGTTCCATGTGTACTCGTCAGCCTCGCCGGTCTTGAACTTTTCCAACTCCTGGTGCGGCACCAACTGCAAGTCGATGTCAGCCTCCTTGCTGTGGCGAAACATCTTTGGCAAGACAGCAGGCTTTGGTCTGTACTTGCTTCGCTTCCTCATTCATTCCTCGCCTTGATCATTGCGTCAGCGATCTTGTACGACTCTGATGCGATCCACTCAAATCCGTGGTGAATCAGGATGCCAGCCTCGTCTCTTCCTGCGCAAATTCCTTGCATCGCCTTGGCCGCAAAGTAATCACGCAGTGTCATACCATCTTGTGTAAGTTCACCAAAATTTCCGTGGGTTGGAAACGCTGATCCACCAGTGTCAATTTCGTTCATAACTTGATACCTCTCACCATGTGCTGTTGATCTACGCGCTTGCAATCGATCTCTGGCTTGTATGCTGGCCAGTGACCTTCACGCACCATGTCGCAGTAGTGTTGCTCTTGCTCGATGGCATCTTCGTAATCCATCTGATTGACGATTAAAAATGCGGCCAGCAACAACAGCCACACTCCGATTGTTTTGATCATGCTCATATCAATCCTTTCCAAATCCACTGACATACGGCAAACCCATTGCCCTGTCTCGTTCATAAAGTGCCTGGCGGTACTCATCAAGCAGTGCGTGCGCTTCATCCCATGTTTTCTCTGGACTAAGCAATGCACACTCAAGCATGATCGCCAGGCGATGTGCAAATCGATCGCCAATATCGTCGATGTGTTTTTGCTGATCAGTCATAGTCACACTCGCACCAGTTCATTTGACGCTCGCACGACAAGCACCAGCCTTGCTCGATTAGCACGCTGTGCATGTTGCGCTTGCAACCTTGATCGGCAGGGTTGCGCCACAACAACCAAAACGCATCCATGAATTTCTCGTTGCGTTTGTTCTCACGGACCCATGCTTCAAGGTTTGATTTCTCCAGCGACTTCAGTCGGTCGATCTCTTTTTGCTGTTCAGCAATCACGCGCTCAAGTGCTTCGCTCATTTCTGACTCCACATTTTTCTGATTTGTTGCATGCATTCAGCGGCTCGCTGTTTGTTCTTCTCGAGTTCTTCAGCGGTCCACTGCTTCTCAAGTTTCAGCACATTCGGCTCGACATACGACTGGCGCAGGTGAATCAAAAACTGTGGCAGTGTTGGCGGCTCTGCTGGCAGGTTCTCCATCGCACGCTTGAGTGTCTCTGGGTGGTCCTTGTAGCCGCCGAGTTTTTCTGCCCAGTGGTTCATCGCATTGACGATGCCTGCATCTGATCCATCTGGCAGTGTCTGGCCGATCTTCCACATGTTCATCCACTTGCTACCGTAGTGGCCTTGCATGGTGCTAAATATCTTCTGAACCCAAGAGTCCGGCAGGCGCCTGGGTTCCTGGTGTGATGTCGATGGTTGTGTGTTGCTCATGTTGGGGTTCCTCCAAGTTTCCAAAAATTGCAATGCCTGCCGCTCTCACCGATGCCTGGTAAGGCGACATCTTTTTCTCGGCGTCTGTCTTCACCCAGTCCGCCTTGAATCCTGCCCAGCCCCTGGCACAGCATTCGGTCAATGCCGCGTTCAGTGACCAGCCTGCCTTGCGTGCTTCACGCTGTATGCCTGCCAGTGCCGCTTCGGTGACTGGTGCCTTCTTTGCCTTGCGGACTTTCAGGAATCCATCCCAGACTTCTGTGGCCACGCCATCAGGACACGACAAGGGCTTGTCCCTTGTATTTTTTATTGGTGTCTGGTGTATGGTGTCTGGTGTCTGGTGAGCATTGCGTTCGGTATGCGTTCGCATTGCGTTCGCATTGCCAGTGGATTGCGGTTTATCCCACCTGGCCCTCGCGGAAGCGGCGGCTTTGCTGGACTTTTCACGGTATCGCTCGATCTCAGCGTCGGCTCGCTTGTTGTGCCAGCCATCAGCCTCGAGGAAAAAAAATTCTTCGAGCACGGTCTGCACCGCAGATTTTTCTTCCCGTGTTCTGGCCCCAACCAAGCGTTGGACCGCCGCCAGTTCAGCAGGCAATGGCCGCTCCTCGGCGTAGTATTTTCGTATCAGACGGCTGTAGGCCGCGTCCTCCACGAAGGTGAGATGCGCTGTCGCCTGCGCATAGTCACCGATGTGGTGCTCGTAGTAGTTCATCACGCACCTGCCTTGGCCTGCTCGAGGATCTCGCGGATCTTGCTCTCGCTGGCGCTCTTGGACTTCTTGGTGCATTCGACGCACCCGGCGTTGATGACATATCGCTCGGTGCCACCGCAGGCCTTGCAGGGCTTGCCGGTGTACTTGCGTTGGCCCTGGCGGGCCGCTTCGATTCGGGGGGATGCCACTTGACGATCTCCATTTGGTTACGGTTCGGTCATTGTAAACCTAAACCGTAATGGAGTGTCAAGTGGTCTTTTTACAGGTCGGCTTCCTTCACAAAAACGCCGTCGATCATGCGACCCTTGCGGTCCTTGATCTCGTCCCAGGCCATCTCGATGCACGCCTCGATCGAGAAGCCCATCTGCTCGGCCATGATGGTCAGGACCACCACCGCGTCGCCGATGCCATCCATGACCTTGACCTGGTCCTTGCGTGCCAGGCCAGCGGCTAACTCACCGATCTCCTCGATGAGTTTCAGGAACTGCTTGTCGGTCGTGCTTCCGTTGACCAGGTTGCGGGCATGCGCCCAGCCGCGAATGTTCACGAAGTCTTGGTAGGTTTTCATTTCATCTCCTCATGATGTTGACGGTGACATGCAGGACAAAGCCATCTCACCTGCAATGGTTGATCGTAGTCATCGTGATGCGCGTGCGTGTCAGGCCTTGCACACGATTCGCATGGCATGCGCACCAGATCGCCAGACTTGATTGCTCGAGCAATAGCGTTATGCGCTTTTGTCCTGCGTGAATCTTCTGCTCTCCAGCGTCGACTGACTTCAATTGCATGCCGAATCCTTGAATCAGTTTTTGACCGCTCTCGGTCGTATTCTCGAATGCGATCGATGTTTTTTTCTCGGTGAGATTTCACATCTGACTTTGTGCATTCGATGCATTTGTTGAGGTGGCCATCAGCCATCGCTGAGTGCTTATAGAACTCATTGATTTGCTTGATGGCCTTGCACTTAAAACACTTCTTAGAACGAACCATGATCGACCTCCGTGCGTAGATCGACCCATTATAGGCCCGTTCTAATTAAAAGGTATGTCATCGTCCATGTCGGCCATCGCGCCAGCAGGCGCAGACTGAGGCCGTTGCGTTTGTTGCGTTTGCGCAGGTGCGTCACCACCCTTGGGCGGCAGGTCGATCTGGTCCACAGACAGGCGCAGGCGCGTTTTTGGTGTGCCGTCCTTGGCCTGGTATGCCTCGAGTTTGATCGGCCCACTGACGGTCACGCGCTGGCCCTTGGCCATGTATGGTTGCAGGCTGTTGGCCCGCTTGCCCCACAGTGCGCAATCGACCCACATCGTCTCGGGCTTGTCCTTCGTGCCGGTCTGCACGCCGATCGGAAAGTTGAGGATGTTGTCGCCGTTGTGCTGGCGCAGTTCGGGGTCGCGCCCCAGGTTGCCGGTAAGAATTGCAATGTTCATGCTTTGGATTCCTTCGAAATTTGGACGCGTACGAAACCACCAATCTGCCCCGCGTCCACTCGTGCAGTCAGTGTTGTGAATTGCTTGTCGTTGATCTTCAGCGCGTCGGCCACGCCATCAAGACCCGACTTCATTCTGGCCACCAGATTGTCTCGATCGTAACTGCGCCGGTCAGGCGGCACGAACTCGAGCGTGAGGTGCAGGTTGCCGTCGGGCACCAGCGTCTTGTAGATCCTGGTCTGCTCGAGCGTCAACGCCCAGCAGGCCTCGCGGTACTTCGCCTTGGCATTGGCCACTTTCGCCCAGTGCAGGCGCTTATTTGGCGAGAGGTCAGACGGTGGCCAGCCCAGCACCAGTTCAATCATTGACTTCGCGCCCAAAGATCATGTCGTGGGCTGTGATGTCGATGCCTCGCTCCCAGGCGATCTCGATGAGGCGGCGCTGTACAGAGGTGGGCACGACGCCGGTCTTTTGCCAGCGAGAGACTGCGGCGGGATCGCGGCCAAGGGCGCGGGCCAGTTTGCGCACGCCGCCAAACATGTCGATGGCCAATTCGACAGGCGTGGTGTGGTTGATGGTGTTGTTCATCCCTCAATGATGACACATCATCAACGCGCCGTGAAGCCCAGATTTGATGCGGGTTCCAGCCCTGTTTGTTGCAAATAAACAACTATCCACAACACGGTACAAAAATAAACTGTTGCGTTGTGGATTTGTGTTGATGTAAGATCATCACATCGACAGCAATTAAGCAGTCGAATTTTGAAAGGAACCTGTCATGACCACGATCAACACCACCCCCGCTTCCGCTGACGAACTCGGCACCCTGCTCGCCCAGATCGCCACGCTCACCAAGCAAGCCGAGTCCATCAAGGACGCCATGAAGGACCAGGCCAGCAACGGCGGTCCCACCGTGTTCGAAGGCGCCCTGTTCAAGGCCACCTACACCGAAACCGATCGCACCATCTTCGACAAGGATGCGTTCATCAAGACCTTTGGCGCTGACACCTACGCCAAGTTCACCAAGACCACCGCCGTGTTCAGCATCAAGACCACAGCACGATGATCCAGTACGGCATTCTCGATGACGAGGGCGCCGTGGTGCGCTGGGTGTGGGACAAACCCCCATACCCGCACATCACCCGCAAAGTGCCCCGCCGTCGCAAACCCAAGATCGATTTTTCCAACTTTGAACCAGCACCTTTTTAAGGAGAACACCATGGACACATACACCGCCACCGGCATCGCCGAAGGTTTCATCGAAGCAACCGACAACGACCAGGTCATCGAGGCCTGGCAAACCCTGATCGACACCGGCCTGGCCTGGCAACTGCAAGGCTGGTTTGGCCGTCAGGCACAGCGCCTGATCGAGGACGGGTACTGCCTGCCTGCCGAGGAAAGCCGCCTGCTCAAAGCCGCCAAGGCGCTGGGCAAGATCGAGTTCGTGAAAGTGGGGGGCTGATCATGTGGTTCACATCCTCACACGGCACGATCGAGATTCAGATGACCATGGCCCAGGCCGAGTCAGCATCCCACCCTGGCCAGTGCGACGCCGATGTCCTGGCCCTGTCCAACCACCGCAAGATCCGCGCTCAGTTGGAGCGCATCGATCCCGAGGCACTGCGCAAGGAATTGCGCGAGTACGGCGCCTGGGATGACCAAGAGTTGGCCGACCACGAGCAGAACCTGCAACGCATCCTCTGGATCGCGGCAGGCGACATCGTCGAAAACAGTCGTTGACACTGCATCAACGATTCGGGTTATAATTTCAACAGTTCACCACAAGGAGATACAAATGGCAGACATCAGCATCCACAACACCAAGTCAATCGAGATCAGCGAAATCCGTGAGATCAATGGCAACACCCCGCTGTACACACGCGACATCGTCATCACCGACACGCGTGGCCAGGTCGTGACCATCACTTGCTTTTGCGTCAGTGATGAGGCCCAAGAACTCAAGGTGCAATTGTGAGCCGCACTCACTACATCGCCGAGATCGAGTACCGCATCGCAGGCATCCCGTGCCTTATCGGCGTGACCGATTACGAAGGCTACACACCCGCATACATCTCGGGGCCACCAGAGAACTGCTACCCATCCGAGGGTGGCTACGGTGACTTCGAGATCCTGGACCGCAAGGGCTACCGCGCAAAGTGGCTCGAGCGGAAACTCACCGCCAAAGAAGAAGACCTGGTCCAGCAGGCGATCTTCGAACACATGGAGAACGACTGATGACTATTCAAACCATCGAAATACAGAACCAGCATCAATGGCTCACAGAGCGGGCCAAAGATGTCACCAGCACCGAAGTGTCCGCGCTATTCGGCCTCTCGCCTTACCTCACCGAGTTCGAACTGTTTCACCAGAAACGCGACGCGGTCGTGGTCAAGATCGAGCCGAATGAACGCATGAAGTGGGGCAACCGCTTGGAGTCGGCCATCGCGCAAGGCGCCGCCGAGGACATGGGCTGGAACATCGCCAAGTTGAATGTCTACATGCGCGACC